GATGGCGCCTGGTTTCAGCGTCATCAGCAGCATGGCGCAACTGGAGCTAAAGCATGTGCGGTTTGCATCGCGATAATTATCCCGCTGCGACTGGTATGGCACTGGCAGCGGGTTTGATTGCTTACCAGCTTGACTCCAGACGCTGAACCATGGCCGGTTGCGGCGCATGGCAACGTCATAGCCATTGACGCGGATGTCCTGCTCCAGCTCAGCGATCGCTGCAAGCTGGTGCGGTAGGTTGCGGTTATTGCGAAAAAGCTGATCTAGGGTGATCGGGCTTGTATTGGTCATCGCTTGACGAGAGGCGATACCACACCAGCCAGGATCTCGATGGCCCGGTAAAGCTTGACGGCCATCCTGCTGTACTTGCTTAAATACTCGTCGTCCTTGGGCGTGGGGGTCAGGTTGACGATCGCTAGTGCTGCGCCATGCACGGCAACGGCAACGGCAATGTATTCAGCAATCCGGTCCATTTCAGGATTCGCGGTGTGCTTCTAGCTTAGCAATGCGCTGCTCTGCTGTCCCAAGGCGACCAAACAGTTCATGGCGATCAGATCGCATGTCTTCACGGATGGCTGTAAGTTCTGTCGCGATGTGCTCAACGCCAGCACTGAGCCTGACGATAGCGATATTAGCCCTTTCGTCTTCGGTGCCACGGGCAGTGATCCACCGCGATGCACTGCCACCAGCACCGCCAAGTAGCAGGCAGGCAAGACCAACGATCAGGTTCTCGACCACGGCCTTAGCGGTGCATTGCGTCTTGCTGTTAGCTTAGCCAGCCCACGGCACACCAGCCGCCTTGGTAGGAGCAGCCTGCTCATCCAGTTGGGCCTGCAGTGCAGCCTCGATTGCGGGCACGTCCAGCTTGGCTTGGGTCCAGCCGATCACCAGCTCAGGTGTCAGGTCGGCGTAGGGGATGACGTCGCCCTCAGGCTGCTCCAGGCCGATGGAGCCATAGGCGGAGCTGGCGTAGGTGCCGTCGTTGGCGGCAACGGTGTAATGCACGGTGTAGACGATGCCGTCTTTCGTGGTGCGCTCAAGATTAGCGATGGCCCAGGTGTAGGTGGTGGTCATGGTGGTGTGGTGGTGGTGGGTAGTGGCGTTGACTACGCTGCTTCCAGAGCAGATAGCCGTGTCTCCAAGGCTTCGATGCGGGCGATAGCTTCCTGCAACGCAGCCGTCAGCAGGGGAACCAGCTTGGACTGGTCGATGCCTTGCATAACGGGTTTGCCGTCTTCGTCAACAGCGTCTTTGGTTTTAGTGGCGCATTCAGGGACGACTAATTGCGCTTCATGGGCAATGAAGCCGTCAACGGTGTGACCTGGATTGGCAATGAAATTGAAGCGGTAAACTTGGAGATCATTGATGCGATCAATAGCACCGGTCAGAGGGACGACGTTTTCTTTGAGTCGGTAGTCGGAAGCGGTAACGTAAGATGTAGTACTTCCATTTGTTGTGATTCCACCAACATAATTGTTATTCACCCAATGAGCGGTAAAATCTCCAGAAGTATAACCAGTTGCTTTAGACCAATAGTGATTTGCGTTATTATTGCACTGAAAAAACGATACTCCTGCGGCAAAATATACACCTTGATTAGCTGATGACCCTGTTGCAAGACCTGTTGTGCTGGTTGTTCCCATTAAAATCTGCCCAACATTATTTATCCTGAGCCTCTCCGTAGGACTAGCCGCGCCATCTGCCGTAGTGGAGAACACTAACCTGCCGGGATAGTCATTCGATCCAGCATTTGCATCAGCAAGACATGAGATCTTTGCAAACGAATAACCGGCGCTATCGGTAAAGTTAATGTCACCGATCTGTTCGCCGCTGGTAATGTTTGCAGCCGTTTCCCCGCGTTGCAGAGAAATGTTGGCATTGCCGGTTGAACCTCCTGGATACCCTTGGACAACCAAATAGGAATACAGGCTGTCTCCAACGCTAGGGCTCGAAGACGTGCCAACTAAGAGCCTGCCGGAGCTGTCGATGCGGGCTGCTTCCGTTGCTCCATTGATCTCAAAAGCCATTGAAGTAGCCACAGTGAGTCCGTGGTTGTGGTAAACGCGAATAGCGCCGCCATTCGTTCCACCCCCTGCGTTAAGGTAAGAACCAATTACGACAGCACTGCTTGACGCTGAAGTTGTGGAAGTATTAAATGATGCAACATAATTACTTCCGCTGACAACTTGAAGAGCATTAGCAGGCGCAGTAGTGCCAATCCCTACGTTGCCTCCCAAGGGGTTGAGAACCAATGGGAAAGAGGCGCCCGCTCCGTCAGAAGACTGCACCCAAGACGAGTATGGCGACCCTGGATAATTGCCAAAATTCAGTCGAACAGTACTAGTTCCGTTGACGCTTAATCCAGCGCCAGTATTTGACGACAGGGATGGGTTAGTGCTTGAGAAATAGCTCTCAAATTTTGCCGTAGGGGTAGCTCCTACACCCACTAAGCCGCCGGATGTAACAAACAACCGCCCCGTACCATTAGTTGAGATGGCTACTTGGTCTGCCCCAGGGCTGTAGATGCCGGTATTGGGGTCGCCGTCAAAGGCAACGCCTGGCAATGCTTCCGTACCCAGGCTTACATTCTTTGCCATGTTGGCAATACTGACCTTCTTGGTGACGTTGTTTGTCACGTCAACAATTGCCAACACGTCCGTATTAAGCGGATCAGTGTAGGCCGTCAGGTCAGTGATCTTTACGTTGGCCATGAGGGGGAAGCAATGGTGATAGGTTAGCTAATGCTTACGTTTTGATGCAAGCAAGCAGGGCCACGTTACGAGGCCGGGTTTCAGTGGAGCCTGCCACGGCATTAGATACTGAGACATCGGCTGCAACTGTAGAGACTGCCACGCCCGCATAGGCCTGCGCTCTATTGCTAGTGGAGGTTGCAGTTACGGAAACCGCAGTGCTGCCAAAACTTGCATCTCCTACGCTAGGCAAATTATGTGTATGCGCTGCATTGCTAACTGTAGCCGTGTGAGTGTGGCTTTGAAAGGACTGCGCCTGGGCACTTCCTAATGTTCGACTCTCGTCAATGCCACGACCATCATCTAAAGCACGAACAAATTCACCTCGCAGCTCAGGAAGATTAAACGTGGTTGAACCATCGCCTGCGCCATAAACAGTGCCAATGGCAGCAAACAATGTTGCGTAAGTGGTGCGGCTTACTGCTGCACCGTTGGCCTTGAGGTAGCCCGTAGGGGCAGTAGAACGAGCTGTATAAATGACCGTACCAGCAGGCGTCATGTCGCTACCAGCAGGAACGGCAGCAATCTGCGCGTCAACGTAGCCCTTGTTGGCGGCCATGTTGGTGGTACTTGGCGACCCCAGTAAAGTCAAGTTGCCTGTAAGTGTGCCACCAGTCAAGGCAAGATAAGCACTGGCAGCAGCAGTGATTTGCAGGTAGCGAGCATCGCCTGCAGTTTGCGTGATACCAAGCGGATCTACCCTCACCCAATTGCCACCATCCCACATCTTCAGTTCATCAGGTGTCTGGCTGGTGTTCTGCCAAAGCTGCCCTAACGCTGGAGACGATGGTGCCGTGGCGCCGGGGTTAGTAAAAACTGTCGCAGCAGGTTGCGTGGAGACAATTGTAAATGTGGCACCATTCCACACTTTTACAAGCGGAGGATTGCTGCTTGTATCCACCCATAGTTGTCCGTTGCTTGGCGTGGATGGCGCAGTGGGACCAACGCTTGTACCAAGCAGCCCCAGGGCAACGGCCATGGTCGTAGCAGTGATGCGCCTTGTCTCGCTACCAGCAACGCTGGAGAACGGAAACAGGTCTGCACTGGCAAGCGCAGTTGCTGCTGGCAGTTGGGAAATCCTTAAACCAGCCATGTCAGTACCCCACTACGGTCATGTCGATCAAGCCTGAAACGGCGGTGCCGGAAGTGTTGACACATTTTATTGTAACGCTTGAAGTGGTTTTAGCCAATACAATTGCGCTGATGGCTCCGCTACCAGTTGATTGCAGGGTGATCTGCACTGATTTGACGGCCCTGAATGTCTTAGCAAGTGGCACTGCAGTGCCAGCACCGCTGCTGCTAATCACCACGTCATTTTGCGATTCGATGAGGTCTGCATAGTCTAGGAAGAAGCAAAGGCTGTCAATGGTGCCAGCAGTAACACCATCAGGGCTGCGGAACAATGTTTGCACTTGATAGACATCCTCGATCAATTGCTCGTAGGGCGCATAAGGATGGAGAATGCCAGATGATTGACCACTTAGCGTACCAGCACCATAAGTTCGTTGCTCAGCGTAAATAGCATCATTATTTTCCTGCCACACTTCATCATTATTTTCCTGGAAAATACTTGTATCCGCACCGCTTAATGCAGCAATACTATGTTGGTATGTTGCTTGCGCAGTAGTTGTAATAAGGACGGAGCTTTCAAAGAAGTTATTGTCAAAATTCCAAATGTAAAACGAATCAAGCGTTGGGTCAATTTGCTGCAATCCTGGTGTACCAATGTCCCCAATGATTAAATTGCTATCTTGAGTGATGAGATAATTATCGTCTTGCGTGATAATAGTATAGATGGCGCTTAGCGCAGCATTTACATAGGTGCCGGGCCATGTTGAAGTGTTGAGGCACTCATCATAAACTGCATTGCTGAGTGGCGCATTGCCAATGTTGACCAAGATAAAAGCAGGCGTGTCTGATGGCCATTTTGTGGCATCAACAGCCTTGATCATTACTGTCCATTCATCACTATCAAACAATGAAGTTTCAAACCATTGCTGAGTGGCTGGTACGCCACCAGAGAATAAGTCAAGGCCATTTTCCCA